ATTTTGAAACAAAATTGGGGTCTGTCAAGTTGTACACGAAACCTTTCTTGTCACTCATGTGTTATTTTTGAAGATTTTTAAATCGGGACAAGACTGCGATCGCCTCATATAGGGAAAAAAGGTCAGAATCACGTGGAGAGGGAACTTACCCTTGTAGTACCAGTACCGTGGTGGATTCATTTACCATATATACCCAAAATTTCTTTAACAACTTGTGACCGGACGACATCCTCGTCCGTGAATTGCACACACCGCATATTGGTAGACTCGGGGTTCAGACGACACAAAAGGTCCAAGAGCCCATTCTCTTCGAACCCGCGCTCGTGTTGCTGTAGGTCGCCAGCCACGACCATCTTCGAGCCTTCACCGATACGGGTCAAAAGCATCTTCATCTGGGACGGTGTGGCGTTTTGCATTTCGTCCGCGATGACCCACGCGTTCTCGAAGGTCCGTCCACGCATATAGGCCAGAGGACAAATTTCAATCTGTTGATCATAGACCATATCCTGGACCTTTTTTACACTAAAATTGCGATACAAGGCGTCGAACATGGGTCGGGTCCAAGGTTCCATCTTTTTGTTCAAGTTTCCAGGGAGAAAGCCGTGTTGCTCATCCACTGATACTGCTGGTCGTGTGATGATCAGACGCTGAACCTTACCAGCCACGAGCGCCTTGGAACCTGCATGACACGCCAGAAGGGTCTTCCCCGTGCCCGCGGGTCCCGTGCCTATAACAACGGGGACCGACGAGTACAAAAGGTCGAGGTACTTCCTCTGTGTGAACGTGCGCGGACTGAGCATTTGTTTTTTTACGACCTTAAACTTTAAGGATGAATCGTATCGTCGAACGGGTTGCCAAGTACTCGGCAACGAGGGAACGTAGGATACTTGGGTTTGATTACGAGACGTGTATCAAACTCAAGTATCCTCCCGGTCGGGTCGAGTTGACCATTTCTGAATTTCCGTACAAAATTGGAAAAAGTGATGTCCTCTCACACGACCATACTCGGTGGCTCGTGTCAAAGGGTGCAGGACGAAGTGAGGGACTCCATGTGCAGAGACAAGGTGACGAAGACGCATATTCAATAGATGATATTCGTTACACGCATCACTACAACTATATTACTGGCGAGGTCAGGATATATCACGCGGATACGAGGTCTTTTGAAGAGTATGTTTCAACGGCTCACAGACCCGTTCCGGTGGGGGCTCCTTAATTTTGAACTGAAATTGAGTCTTTGTAGGCCAGACATAGCCCCATTTCATGTACTCAGTCTCGGGAAAGTGGTACCAATCAGGTTTCTTACGGTTCAGGGCGGCTTGGTGGGACAAGTGGATCGGTGGCCAACCCCACCAGGGTGGAGGGCAAGGGTTCGAACAGTGTGGTAATTTTGACATGAAGTTGCGATACCCTTGAGCGACCCACTCGTCAATCATGGCGTTACAATACATGGCCAAGAAACACGTGTGCCCTTTCCACATCTGGGTCGCAGGGTGGTTGACCCAGCCTTTGGAGAGGCCTACAAGGGCTCTCCAAATCTGGTACGCTTCAACGCGTTGCTTACCCAAGCGACGGTAGTCTAACACCTTGGCGCACTGGACCACGTCAGCAAAGGGGACGAAGGTTATCATCGAGTCTCGAACTGCTGAAGACCCTTGAAAAACCCCTTGCCTCCGGGCTTATAGTACTCGTGCTTGAATATGCGCTGTGCAGCTATGATCTTGTCCTCGTCACGCTCTACGGTGCCGTCGGGCTTCAAGTACACGTCTTCGCCAACAGGATTCGCGCGACGCTTTTTAGCTATTTTACCTAACTCGACGTCTGTTTCTGAAGAGTAGAACGGAGGTTTGGGGTACCAGTCCATACGTAGATCGGTCGACCGTCGGCGGTTTGGCCTATATGTTCTATGACGCCTGACTCTAAGTCTCGAACGAATTCAAGGTACGAAAGCTGATTGCTAGGTCTATTGATTCGTTCGAGGCACAGAGGACACTGGCACATGTTCTGATTTTACATGAGAATTGGTTCGGCTTGGGTGGGGGAGGACACGGTTTTTCAGTTCGGGTCCCACAAGGGCTTGGGGCATGTACCCGCGTACCGGCTGACACCCCACGCAACACACAGGATGGACGAAAGACCAAGGACGTCTACGAGACGTATTTGGTCTTTATCGGAACGCAAAGTTATGTAGAGAGCCATAAGGAGTACTCCTAGCAAAAAGGCTATCATATCTACTTTTTGTTTTCATTTTCTTTTCGGATCTTTCGGTAGATCCACCAATTTGTGGCAGTGGTAAACATGACCCAAAGACCTATCGCCTTTCCAGTGAGTTCTATGGCGTGCTGGAAAGGGATCTCAGCCTTGATGACGGGCCTGATCCGGGGACGCTTCATGGGCCGGACGGGGAGGGTTACAATAAGCATTAACTCTTACTCAGACTTTTCAGCGAGACGCTGAGCCGCGAGCGTGTCCCTGTAAAAGATCTTTGCCGCCTCGAAACACGATGTGAACCCGTCACACTCAAAGGTCCACAGGTTCTTGGACGGGTCCGGGCGCTTGAGACGGGGGTTGATGGGCAGGGGGACGAAGGTCGCGAACACAATCTTGAAGAGAGCCCAGTACATTCTTTACACATCACACTGCCATATTCTCTAAGTCTGTTGAGAGCGCCTCGAACTCGCGTAGGAGCCGGCGGCGACACGCAGGGTGGCTGGGGTCTGACGTGCACCGACGCCAAGCCCGCTGAACCTTGATGACGCTCGGTGCCGCCCCGAGCATCGAGTCGCTGATTGCTGGCCAGTACTTTTTGTCGAAGAGTTCTATGAGATTGTGTCGAACTGCCGTTACATGAAAGTCAATCGCGTTCCCCGGCCAAGGAACGTCCAGAGCGACCAAGGCGGCATCCTTGAGAGTCTCACAAGCTCGCTCAAGGACGGACCGAACAGGTTCGACGTTTTGCCACCGTCTGATATATGGATCGAACGCAGAGTCTATGTATAGATTAATAGCGGCGATCGTCTTTTCGTCGAGCCGGCCCATGACGGACCAGTACGTCATGTTTATCCCGCCCCATACGGCTCGTATAAGGTTCGCATCCAACTTCATTCGAAGGTCAATAAGCTGTGCCTGAACGAAGCGTGCGGCGGCCATTGTTTCTTGGTCTCTTGACACTAGGACTCTTTCCTTTAGGCGAAGCCCGACACGTTTTTTGAGCCAGGCTCCGAATGAGGTTCTGAGCACTGTTGGTCGTGAGCCCCGCTTTTTTCAGGTTGGCCTGTATCTTTTGACGCGTCTTGTTTGTCGGTTCACCGTAGTAGAAGCTACATGAGCCCCGTTCAAGCAAGTTCTGAACGCTCGCAGGTATCTGTGGGACCAGAATTTCAAACGTATATTCAGGCTTTGAATTTCTCAAAGCGTTCTTAACGAGACTGATGTAATTATTGGAACTCATGTACTTGCTCGTCTTGGCCACCAGGTTCCTCGTGTACGTCCCGCTCTCCAGGTTAAAGAGAACTTGGGACCCTTTCTTGGAAAGTTCACCTGCAGCGACTATGACCCTATTTTTGTTCGAAATTGGGAGCTGAAAGTGTCTTGAGCCCGACTCGAGTTTGTTGAGTACTCGAACAAAGGATTTGTGGTACCTATTCGTCTCGGGGTCGTACTCTATGAGGTACAGGTACGCACCATCGGGTAAAGTGCTTACACTTGTGTTCCTGTACGTCCGGTTTTGGGCGAGGTTTGCACGCGTCTGACCGTAATAGATCTTGGGCCAGTGGCTAGGTATGCCCGTGACGTGGTTCGGCTGAAGGATCTTTTGGACTTGGTTTATGACTGACCCTCTATTGACGACGGGCCAGGGGCGACCGTTGGTCACCCCGAAGAGACTCTTGACATTGAGCTTTGGCTCCATATTACATACAAGCACTAAATTTCATCCAGGCCGTCATACCGCGGGCCGTCCGTCTGGGACGCGCCATCTTCACCACCCTGCTCCCACAGCGACTCCTCGTCCAGCTCGTCCGCGATCTGCATAGCCAGCTCGGAATACTTGGTAACGAGGCCCCGTACGAAATCACACACCTCGGCGCGGATTGGTCCCAGATTGTCATCCTCCAACATCCAGTCGATCGCCGCCTTCTCCTTCTTTTCGGCCAGTTCCAATTCCGCGTGTAAATTCGCCACCGTCTGGTTGTGAAGCTCCAGGCGCTCTTGCCACGGCAAATCGTGGTACGCGCGGTGCGCATCCTCCGCGTACGTCTGGAACAGGAACTGGTCACCCTGGACCAGAGCGTTCAACTGCTCGACGGAAATGGTGCCTTGGATCCAAGAGGTCATCCAGTTGTACATCGAGGGAGTCACGAGCCCGCGCTCGATATTCTCGAACACGGAATAGTCGAACTTGACCACCGCCTGGTCACCCTGGAAGCCGCACATAATACGGCGCTTGGGACACCACGTGATAGTAGCCATCTTGTCGTCTTTTGGTTTTGTTAGCGCGCCTCGTCTTTAGGCCAGACAGGACACGGTTTTTCAAACAGGGGCGCTCAGCGCCCCTGCGCCCCCGCCGGGGTCGAAATTCGAGGCCTTTCAGGCCTCGGTTTCCTCGGTCTCCTTCTTCGTCAGCATACTCAGAGTCAGCTTGTACGCGTTTGCAGCAGCCACCTTATCCGGGACCTTATCCGGCAGGGTCTCCTTGATGGCGTCCAGGAACGCCTTGTACAGGGGGGTGGCCTCAATCTCCTCTTTGAGCTCAGCCGTCGCGTCCTTCAAATCAGCCTTGAGGCTGGTCACGCGGTCGAGAGCCTTCTGGAGAGACTTGGAGGGTGCCATTTGTTAGTTGTCAAGGCGTCCAAGTTTTTATCTGGGTTTAGGAGTAGAGGATGGCGAACACGAATGAAACTCCAAAGAACGTGTTCAACATTGCTGCGGGTACGGTACCTTATTCACAAATAAAAGCGAACGTTGAGCCGTACGTGAAAAGCCGAGTATGGGCCGCCCGCGTGCGGCGCAGTGCAGGCGCAAACACGGCTAATATTAATTTTTCGAACAAAAGGCCAACGAAGAAAATGGTTCTCTTGGCCCTTGCACAAGCGCTTGGTGTTCGGTACACGACAACTGGTCGCGGTGGAGGTCTCGAGGATGCTCCTTTCATTCCGGGAGTTTCGGCGATACCCACGATCCAACGTGAACTATGGTCCACTGAAGTGGCTTATATGCCCGTTGCAAAAATACGGGAAGTAATGAATGGTCATTGGGGTATAGCTAATTTATCTAATAACATAGCTCGAAATCCAATGAGCAATAGTGGAGTACCTCAAAGAAAAGAGAATCTCATAAACGGTGCCATCTCAAGCTTTTATCACCCAGCCTTTACTCAAGTTTGTTATGGAAATGGTGAATGGCTCATCAACGGATTCAAAGTTCAAAAAACTGCCGTCGTTCAAAAAGCGGCGACTATTCTCGGTCGAACAAACGCAAACACAATTACGAATGGACCAAACTTCCTCGTCGGTACAGGGTCTAAGGGGACTATTGCCGCCGAAGCCGATATAACGAAGATTACCATTCTCAACTGGCCCCGAGCCAACTCTCAGAATTACAGTAAGACGCGCATCATCTTTACGATAGGTGAAGACAAGGTTGGTCCGGGTGAGGGCGCACAGGCTCACGGAAAGGAAGTTGCTCAACTTCGCTTCATCATGTTTGCCATTTACTACATGTGGCACGAGATTCACAGAACCGATTACCCTCACCCCTGGAAAAACATTCCTGTCCAGAACATAACTTTGGAAGCGGTTTTCCTTGCGGCGGGTGCAGGATCTGTTCAGAATACGGTCATTACCAACCAGGCGCGAAACGAGCGCACGGGTATATTGGCACCGAATAGCACAAACAAGAAGATAATAAACGTCGTTCCAATCAACCTGGATAAGTTTTGTGCTATTTTTCGGTTAGATGCGCATCGCTTCGCGGAGGCTATGACGGCCGTGGACAAGAAATTCAGACAGAAGATGATTGAGTACTTTCAGGACATTGAAAAGCTGAACAGAGATCCGCGCATCAATACTCTCGTCAATAACTCCACACCTATCAACGTATCGGCGGGTCTGGCAACTCTCAAGCTCAACAACGCGACTTTGAGTCGTCCTTTCAAGCCTGTTTTCCTACGTGAACCACGTACAAACTCTAAAAACAACGTCAACAGGAAACAGTGGGAACTCAAGTGGCTCAACAAGTACAAAAACTTGGCAGTCCGAACAACCCTTCGTGAACGTCCAGGCCTGAACGCGGCCAAAAAAGCCTTTGGACAGGCTACAGGTACAAGAAACAATGCAGCTTCATACTATTCGGGCAAGTCGAACGTCGAGCGACTTGAGCGCAATTTTAAAGCGTCGGTGTTCAAAAAGAACAAGGAGGCACAGGAGGCGGCTAAGGTGGCGGAAGAAGCGGCTCGGGCGGCTGCAGCGGCAGCGGTACGTAAAACGTACACTACAGCCCCCAACAATGTTCGCCGGGCTGGAGCGAACCTGTTCCGGGCTGATGAATTTATAAAACAAATACAACCGCGTTACAAACAACCCGGAAAGGAAAGTGCCAACTTCAAGAAATACACGGCTGAGAAGACGGCTGCGCAGAATGTGATAAAAATCTACGAAAATCTATCAGCTGACCAGCCATCTGCTCTTATCAATGGGATACTGAGTGACAACTTTGAACAGGAATATAGAAGGTTTATACAAACACACGCGTCATATGCCACGTACCTCAAGACGGCCATAGATCAAGTCATCAAGAAGAAGATTGTGAGTATACCCAACCAGGCAAACGTCTGGCAAGATCTTTTGAACCAGAAGGCCGCTATTAATTCAGCACCGAACAAGAAGGCTTCTACAAAAACCTCAGCTAAAGGTAAGTAATGGCTCTGAATGCTGAGGGCCTTGCGAAACGCCGAGCCATGATCGCCAAGCGCAAGGGACGCAAGGCGAAGGCGACGTCTGTCAAACGTTCAAGGGTTGCCGCTCTCCCCAAGATCCCTCGTGTTATTTTGGATTTAAATTACGTGAATCCAATCACCCTTGAGTTTCCAAAGGGTGTTGTCATCTACGAGATTAAGAACAGGTTCACGGGTCGGAAGAATTACTATAATAAAGCTACTTTTGCCGCTATCATTAACCGATTTACCAATGATTACAATCTCATGCTCATGAATCCCAAGTCGCCCATCCCAGGCGCGCGGAACCCAGTGACTCGGAACCCTATTTACCCACGGAACGTCCGCCGCGTGACTGTCAAGGCCAAGGCAAAGACCCCGACCAAGTCAGCCGCCGCCCGAAAGATCCAGTCGGCAGTGCGCGCTCACCTTAAAAAGAAGAAAGCCGCTAAGAAATAGATATGGACCCCTATGAGGCTCTTGGGGTTCCGAGGGGCGCCTCTGATGAGGAAATCAAAAAAGCATATCGTAAGTTGGCCATTAAGCACCACCCTGACAAAGGTGGGGACCCAGAACAGTTCAAAAAGGTCCAAGGTGCTTACGATATTCTTTCCGATGCTGAAAAGCGTCAGAACTTTGACCGGTTCGGAACGGCTGACGGCCCACCTCAACAGGGATTCCCGGGAGGGTTCCCACCTGATATATTTGCCCAGATGTTTGG